ATTTGCTCTATTACCCAATCCACTTTTCTCCATTTCCCTCCACAACGATATCAAATTATATCAGTAAGATTTATCTGTGGATAAATGTGTGTATAACCCTGTGTATAACTTTACGATGTGTGTATTTTTTCAGGGTATTTCCTGTGGATAACTTTATGCTTTTGGATGTTTTCTTTTGAAACTATCTGATTTTACATCAACGATAGGTACTCCTGCATTCTTTGCTATTACGAACCCACCTAACTTTTTCCGAGTTTCATAGGTATAGGCAAATCCCCATAGCCAGACTTTGATTCTTAAAGGACTATACTTTCTTGTCCCTGGTGTGAGTTTCTTATATTTGAATGTGTTTATATGTTTAGACATATGTATTCTTTCTACTAGGTTTATATTATACTAGGTATTACGATGGTTCTTTAAATTCCCCGAAGTTTTTAGCAAGGACATGTTAGCAAACGCCATAGCGTAATGCCCAATGGCACTAAGCCATATACGATTACGAGTTCTGTAATTACTACAGTAGCAAGTGTTAGCACGACTGTGCCTGTCTTGCTCATAGCGAACTCTTTAGTTCTAGTTAATGTTGTCATCTGGATACCTGACCTTTCCCTTATCTAAGTATACCAGACCAATTGAATCTCCTGAATTTAGTTCAATATATGATATTCCTTTCTGTGACATCTCCCAGTGTGATTTAACATCTAGAGTATTTTGACCATGCTTTTCAAATACCCCCCAGTAAGACTTCCAATCCATCTCAGCACAAGACTTCAACTTAGGTAATTTATTCAGTGTGCATACAGCCTTACCCAAATCACCACCAAAATCAATATACTCAAAAGTAAAACCACTCTGATTAAGTATATCTAAAGCAACAGACTTCTTAGTTGCTGTTACACAAACGTTATCTGGAGTTGATTTACTCAACACCCCATAATCAACATATACGTTAATACAATTAGCCTTTGGTGGTGCTGTTTCAGCATTGAAATACAAGCCAGTCAAAATAACTGCTGTAATGCCTGTACCAATTAATATTAGTTTTCCTTTTCCCATAGGATTTCCTTATCTGCGTAGTATCTAGCCATTACGAATAATAGGTCAGATAGTCTGTTTAAATACTTTGCTGTATCAAAATTGATTGTATGTTCTTCTGCTGATTTCCATACTGCTCTTTCTGCTCGTCTTACGACTACCCTTGCCATGTGGAGCAAAGCAGAATCCTTAGACCCACCTGGAAGAACAAAAGAACGAAGTGGTTCTAGATGAACATTAAAACTATCAATGTAACCTTCTAGGGCATCTACATCTTTCTGGTCAATACGATATCCATACTCACTGGTCAGTGGGATAGACAAATCAGCACCAAGATTAAATAGTTTGTTTTGAATACCTTGAAGCACTAACTTTGCTTGCCAATTCAATTCACCAAACTCAAGTACCATACCAATTTGACTATTGGCTTCATCAACAGTAGCATAGGCTTCAATAATAGAATCAGTTTTCATTACTCTTGTTCCATCTCCTAGTCCTGTTGTTCCTGCATCACCAGTTCTGGTGTACACATTACTTATTACGAATCCCATCCAACTAACTCCTTGTCTTCTTGGTGGTTCTTTACGATAGGCAAAATGTCTTTTACTTCTATCGGTGTTTCCTGTAGCCAGTCAATCTTCTCAATATGACTAGACAACAAATCTATAATCTGGTTCTTCTGCTCAACCAGTCCTGCTTCATATCCATGTTCCCAACCCTTGTCATAACCCTTTTGGACTAGACGAACACGCCACTTAAATAATCTAGCAAACTTATTCATACAGTTCTCCATCTAAAATAGCAATAAATTCAGAAATTGCATTGTATCTACCTAACGAATAATTATCGCCATCAGAAACTTCTTTCTCCAACTTCATACCAAACTCACCCAAAAGGTTTCTAATGCGTTTCTGCTGACCGTTCCAGCCTTCCAAGAAACGCTCATTGCCAAACTCTAAGACCATTTGGTTTACCAGTTCAGCGATGTTTAGTTCACTCATAATTCTTTCCATTCGCATCAAATACATGCCATCCATTACGCATTACAAGTTCCTGAGCAAAGTCAGTTACACCATAATAACTTGGTCCAGTAGCACTACCAATCTGTCTACCATCTTTATCAGTGACTTCCATCTCCCAATAAGATGGTTCATTCATATATGCAACCTTAGTAATCTTAATAGTTACAAAATCAGAAAAATCTAGTTCATCCATTACGCTACCTTTTTCACATTAGAAGTAAACTTAGGGTCATGTGCAACCCAATAATACTTACAAGGAACTTTACGGTCAGGGCAACAAGGATTAGATGTAGCCACATCAACATGGAAGTCAAAATAATAAACAGAATCTTTAATGTATAGATTAGCCCTATGTGTCTTAGTTAATCTACCCATAGTAAAAGGGTCAATATACCAACTTGGTAATCCATACCCCCAACTATTGCCAGCAACAGCCTTAAGGTTAGTAAGATTCTCCATGTTCTTATCAGTCTTAATACCACGCTTATCTGCTTCTTTAACCATAGCCATAGTATAAAGCCACAGTTGCCCTTCAACCCCACGCCACATCTTTACAGCAGGATGGTTACGCCAAGCGGCATTAGGGTCATCGTTAGATAACACTTTAAGAATCTGGTAAGATTCAAGAATTTGTTTGTTAAGACGTTTATTGTCTAGAGTTTGTGCAGACTTATCGAACTGCTTATACGGTAAAAAGGTTTGCATACGTTTTCCTATCGTTTAATGGACCTTGTATATCTATTATAGGGGATAATCGCTTGCTTGTCAAGCGTTAAGACCTCTTTATTTTCACCCGAACTTATGCTACAATTAGACTATGCCAAATAAAACACGCTTTGTAATTGACCCTAACCGTACCTATGTCGTTAAATTAGACGATGGCGATGAGGTAGAGGTCACTGGTCTTGACATCATACAAATGGGATATCATGTTAGAAAGACCCAAATGATTATTAAAACTTTTAGAGATTTAGAGGATAGAGAAGAAAATGAATGGAGTTGGTGGTAATGGCTAGAGCAAGATTAGCATTCATTTTTACTTGGGGAGTGCTTATGCTATTCGCACAACCTTTTATTCTTATTATTGGTAGTGCTATTCAATATGAAGCGTATTCTATGGGCATTATTGAAACCCTGGCTGCAATTCTAACTGTAATGGCAACAACCATTATGTTAGTAAAGGAGGATTACGATGGCAAAGAAATTATCCACAAGAAACGCAAATAGAAACAATGGTAAGGCTTTTAAAAAGCATCCACTTAAGTTTGACCCAATCAAACGTAAACTAGTTAGAGTTCAGTAATGGCTAAAGAACAAATTCGCATCTGTGGTTTCTGCATGACAGGACATCACTGGAACTGTAAAAAGATTATTAATTATTATGAGAAAACTTGGGTGTGCGAGTGTCCTCATCCAGATGGTATTCTTCCTGACAATGAATACAAAAATGAGTAGGACCATTAGGCTTAGGTAATCCACCTAAAACAAGTTGGTCATTCTTGGCAGATTCAATCTGCTCAAACTTAGGCAATCCATAAAAAATAGGAACTAACTGTTCCTCGCATACCGAACACTTCATAATATAAGTATACCATCAAATGTGATACAATGTAAATATGGAAAATAAAATAGCGATAGTCCTGCCAGTTAGAAACTTTGGGACACAAAGATATGAAAGGTTGCCAAGATGCCTTGATTCATATCTTGAAATGACAGAAGGCTTGGCAGATGTTTATGTATTACATGATGATGATGAGTGTGATATCTATGACCCTATTCTTGAAAAATACCCTTCAGTAAATAATCTATGCATCAAGTCTGGACTAAACCTAATGGAAAAAATAAATGTTCCAGCATTAGAAATTGCAAACAAGTATAAGTATGTTGGTTTTATTGGTGATGACATTCTATTTAAAACAAAATGGGAATCTGAATTTATTGATTGGTTGTCAACTAAAAAGTTTGCTCTAGCATTTGCAAACGAAAACTCAGAATACGCTGGTGCTTTAGCAGCCCATCCTTTTATCACTAGTAATATGATTAGGGCTGTTGGATTCTTTGGATGCCCTGCAGTAACTCACCAATACTTTGATAATTATTGGCATGAGATGGCTTTAACAGTTGGTGAAGTTAAATATTTTGAAAATATAATCATGGAGCACAGACACCCAATGATGTTTAAAGATATTAAAGATAAACTTTATGATAAGATTGAAAGTCAATTTGAATTGAATAGACATAACTACATGGTTTATAAGCAAGTAGAAATGCTTAATGATGTTAGGAAAATTAAGGAATATAAAGATTGAAAACTTTAGATTTAGGTTGCGGTATTTTTCCTAGAAACCCATTCAATGCTGAAGAAGTATACGGAATAGATATAGCAGACATTGAAGAAACAAAATATTTTAAATCAGTTGATTTAAACATTAATCCAATTCCTTTTAAAGATAGTTCATTTGATTATGTAACAGCATTTGATTTTTTAGAACATGTTCCTAGAATAATTTATGTAGATGGAAAAATTAGAAATTCTTTTATAGAGGTTATGAATGAAATATGGAGAGTCTTAAAACCAGGTGGAACATTCTTAGCATGCACTCCACATGCAGATTTTCCAGATGCAGCCTTTGGTGACCCAACCCATGTAAACATTATTACAAAAGGAACTGTTTCATATTTTACTGTTAATGCAGAACCTCTGGGAAGACTTTACGGATTCAATGGTCAATTTGAACTGGTAAAACAATACGAACATCCTACAATTAAATATTGGTTAGTTTGGGAATTGAAGGCAAAGAAATGAATAAAGTATTAGTGACTGGCGTAGCAGGATTTATGGGAAGCCATCTTGCAGATGAATTTTTAAAACGTGGATATCACGTTGTTGGTATTGACAATCTTATCGGAGGATACAAAGAAAACGTTCCTGAAGGCGTAGAATTTTGGGAACTTGACCTTAATGATTTAGATTCTCTTCACGAACCATTTGCAGGTGTTGACTTAGTTGTTCATACTGCTTGTACTGCTTATGAAGGATTGTCTGTATTCTCTCCTGCTCTTATTACTCGCAATACCTCGCAGATTATCGCAACGGTTATGAGTGCCAGCATCAAGGCTGGTGTCAAAAAGATTGTTCATATGTCTTCTATGGCTCGCTACGGAACACAAGAAGTTGTTCCATTTACAGAGGACCTTCTACCATTGCCACAAGACCCATATGGTATTGCTAAATATGCTGGAGAACTTTTGATTAAAAATCTTGCAGAAACACATGGTATGGATTATGTCATCCTTGTTCCACACAACATTATTGGACCAAGACAAAAGTATGATGACCCATTTAGAAATGTTGCATCCATTATGATTAACAGAATGCTTCAAGGTAAGCAGCCAATTATTTATGGTGATGGCAAACAAATGAGATGTTTCTCTTTCATGCAAGATGTAATTAATCCATTAATGATTGCTTGTGAAACAGATGTAGCAAATGGAATGACTATTAATATTGGTCCTGATGAGGAGTTTGTGACCATTGTTGAACTTGCTGAAAAACTTGCAAAGATTATGGATTTTAATTTAGACCCAATCTTTATGCCTGGAAGACCACAGGAAGTAAAACACGCAAACTGTTCTGCTAATAAAGCCAGAGAGATTCTAGGATATAAAACCTCCACTACTCTTGAAGAAGGTTTGACAGAACTTGTTAATTGGATTAAAGATAAAGGAACAAAGCCTTTTGATTATCACTTGCCTATTGAGTTTATTACTGAGAAAACTCCTAAGACTTGGACTGACAAGTTAATGTAATTTATTCGTCTTTAGTTTTTTGTTTTACTAAAGCCAACATTCTTTCTGGGGTAGATGCAGAATAGTATAGCCAATAAAGGTCTATATTACGAAGATGATTAAAATTAAATCCAGGGTCGTGTATTTGAACATCATGTCCTAAGCAATAAATATATCCATCATGCTTAACTAATTTATTACCTTTGATTATTGTGTGGGCTAATTCAAATGCTGAATCTTCTCCACCCCATTGAATAAACTTTTCATCCATACCGCCCACAGACCACCATGCTTCTGGTGTGCATACATAAATACCACCATTGGCTTCTGTATATAATGTATGTTTAAGTAATTTAATATCTGCACCATCAAGGATTTTTTCTGTCATTTCCTTATCAAAGTACTTACAAAGTCTATAAGGATTATGAACCATATTGTCTTTTTGACAGGCTTCTATGGCTTCTAGAAGCGATGTAATTTCTGGTATGGTATCTGCGTCATTTATAATAACAACGTCACAGAGAGCCTCCTGTGCCTGTTTTACACCATCATTACGACTACCTGCGGCACTCCAGTATTCCCCTGGTCTATCTGCATAGAATATTTCAATGTCTGGTAAATTAGTTTGATACCAATCCAATACCATTTCTAATGGTTTTATTCTACTTGGAGTTGCTCTCCAGGGAATTACTAGACCAATTTTCATTCTTCATCTTCACCAAGAATAGCCAATACGCTTACACTAAATAAAGATAAATAGTCATCGCCTTCATGCTTAAACTTCATAGTACCGCCAGGATTGAACATAATCTTATCGCCAACCTTGACATCCATAGGGACACGAACACCAGACTTAAGTTGTCTACCTTCGCCTACTGCATAGACCGTGCCAATGTTTTTAGGTTCATCTGTTTCACTTTTAATGATTAGCAAACCACTTTTAGTTTGTTCTGGTTCTGTATTTTTCTTATCTAACTTAATAATGATGATATCTTCTGGAGCCTTAATCATTGTCCCACTCCCCATCAATAACTAGTAGTGCGATAAGTGCATAATTTGCCATGTCAATAAAAGAATCCCTAAGACTTTCATTCTCTGGGGTAGCACCAGAATCATAAAGATTATTAATGCGAGCCAACTTGTCGTGTATCCTGACCCTAAGACCATTTAATGCTCCTCCTGGACTACCTGAAATATTTTTTGGTCCATAATCTCTGTGTTTACGAAGCAATAGTTGTTCTGCTTCAATGTACTTACTTGATACAGCCTTTTCAAAAGGTGTTTGTTCCATCAGTTTTTCAATCACCTTTGGTGTTACTTCTGTTTCTTTTTGCATCAATACTCCTCGTGTTCAATGTTGTGCTTACTGTCCACATACTTGTGAATCTTGCGTAGTGTTCTAGCCTTAGAGAATAAGTATACGATAACTGCAAATACTCCATTCCAAAAGAATTCAGCAATGATGTGGTCAATGCTAAATACTACATCTAATAGATTATCCATTAGTCTCCAATGATTGGTTCATGTGTTTCGCAATGCAAGATTGCTTGCTCTTCTGTTTGATATTTATCCCAACAGTTTTCTGGCTTTAGTCTTGCATTAACAATCATACCAATAACAATGCCAATTGTCAAGATACTAGATATGATTACTAAGACTAATAGTTTCTTTTCATTTACCTGATTTGTCATCAGTCAACCATGCTACTAACTTAGGGTTATCTTTCAATACTGCTAAAAGACCAGTCTCATACATTGCAATAAAGTAATGCTCCCATGCTTCAAAGTCATCATCTTTACTTGGTCTAGGCATTCCATCGTTGCTCATACGGACAGCATGAAGAACTTCATGTAGAAGTGTTACCTGTTTCTTACCATTACCCAAACCTGATGCAATTACAATAACATTTTTGTTGTCAAGGGTGTAGCCATAAGCACCATCACTTAACATACCATCTTCATTTGGGTCACGTTGAATAACCGTAAACTTTTGTGGACCAACTTTAACTGACTTAATCATTACTTTACCTTCCTAATTAGGCTAATTGATGCATGAAGACCAGCAAGAACACCTGGACTATAATGCTGCTTATTTTTATCTATATCTTTTTGAATGGCAGCAATAATAACTTTACGCTGTTCATTTACAGCCTTTTTTCTACCCACTTCAAATCCTTCGCTCCAACCTGCGTTGTAGCCTAGTTCATACTTGTTTTTAAATAATTTTCTCATAGGTCTATTTTACAGGCAAAACCTGTATTTGTCAAGCAAATAATGAAGAAAGTCTAGACTCTGTGGCTGTTCCCTTATGAAAGGTCTCCTTGCCATCTACCTTGCCAATAAAGGCAGGGACTCCCCTAATGCCTTGTTCCTGGAAAACGCTTACATCTTCATCAGCATCATACTTAATATAAACAATGTCAGGGTTATCCTTAAGAAACTTATCAATGATTGGTTGCATTTGCTTGCATGGCTGACACCATGTAGCACTAAAGTGAATTAGTTCTTTCATTTATTTTTTCCTTAAACTAGATAATTTGTGACCAACAACTGTATCTGTTGGCTTGCCATCTTGATATACTCTGACAACTGCGGCAGGGTCATCAGGAGTTCCTGTAACGGTAAAACTTGAATTAGGAACATTGTATTTACCATTAGTAATAATCCTAGTAATCTTTCCTGTGGCTGTACCGCCAGAAGATGACCAAGAAACCATATCTCCTACACCAGCACCCTTAGCCATAAGAGTTTCATGTGAGGAATAATCTTTGCCAAAATCAGCAAACAAAGCCTTGCCTTCTTCACGATGTACAATTGCACGACTCCAAGAGAATCCTGCATCTCCACCCCATGCCAACCACATAATGTAGCCATTTGATGGGTCTGACTGGCTTCCCCAGTTCTTACCCTTTTTGTCTACCTCGTGTCTAGAGAAGAATGAGAACATTCTTTTCACGGTATCAAGACTTAGTGATTCACCAGATGCAAGTTGATGAGCACGAGTCCAACCTACGTTAGTTCCAGCACCATTTGCCTTACCATCTTCTTTAAATTTAATTGCTTTTCTAGCAGCGGCAGCCATGCCAGCGGTTGGTTTATAAGTATCAGCCAATCTTATTCACTCCTCTAGGGTCAAACATTCCAATCCATAATGATTTTTCTGTTGCTTCATATTCTGGTGTTTCAGAAAGTTCATCTTCTGGAATCACCCAAAGTTTACACAGACCTTCAGGGTCAATGCTTCCTTCTACTACGATACATTGTGCAGCATCCTCATTGTAGAAGATACAATTCTTACACATAACGCCTTCGGATTTAAAGGGATTCTTGCTACCATCAAAGTAGTGAGCACCATCAGCACCAGAGTCTTGCTTAAACATTCCAAACTGCAAAGCAGTTTCAGCAGTGTGTTCTGCCATTTCTTTTTGTCTATCTGACAAGGATTCCCATTCAGAAAGTTCATCTTCTGTTGGGTTTGTCATTATTTCTTCATTCATTACGATACCCCCATGCTTCCACCAGGACCACCAGATGAGAAAGCACCAGAAGCATCCTGACCATTACCGCCACCATTTTTCTTTTTAGGTTTACGAATTACACCTTTATTTCTACGAGCAGCAGTTAGGCTTGTAGGATATTTAATTCCAACTCCTGGATAGGTTGGGTTATCAGTTGAAGAAGGATTAACATTATTGTCAGCCTTATTTGCATTTGGTTCATTAATGTGAAGGGCTGCAAGTTGCTTACCTGCATCTTTTGCTGTTGGGTGACATCCCATAACTTCGCCTGTTGCAATCTTTACTACTGGATATCCAGAGCAACCATGACTACCTTTTTCACCAAGTTCGTATGGCATATTACTGCCCCATTTGGTTGCTTGGTGCTGTTGGAGCAACTTCTTCCATTGGCTCTGGCTTTAGTGTTGCAGTCAACTGCCACTGCCATCTCTGATGCATGTCCATACGGTCAGCAATAAAGTTACACAATCCCTGTTGTCTTTGTGTAGAAGCAAGGTCAAAAATATTTTTTAGGTCTTCCAATACATCTACAATAGATTCTAACAAATCTGGAAGCATTACATCATAGTCAGATGAAACATCTGGCTCATCGATTGTAGAAAGTTCTACGAAACGTGGCAACTTGAAAGGAGCATAGCCACCTAGTTTACGAATCCACTCTGCGTTAGTGTCAATTGCATCTTCAAAATCTTCATAGATTTCTTGCAGTAGTTTGTGGTATTCATAAAAATCTTCACCCTCAATGTTCCAGTGATAGCCATGTGACTTAAACTTAAGGACAACATTGTTTGCCAATAGGACTTTGAGTGAATTAATTAATTGCTCCATGTATTTATTATAGCATATGTTTGGGCAGTTTTATGTCATACCCAGGACTTTTGACTTACTTAATAGTAATAGTCTTAGGTTTCTTTTCCTCTGGAACATTGATAACTAAATCAATAGTCAGAATACCATGCTTTAGTTCAGCCTTAGCCACCTCAGCATATTCTGGTAGAGTGAAAGAACGAGTGAACTTACGACCAGCAATGCCCTTGTAAACATAGCGGATATCCTCTGGTAGTTCTTTATCTTCTTTTGTTTCACCAGCAACAGTCAAAACGTTCTTGTCTGTTGTGATTGTAACGTCATCCTTCTCAAATCCTGCTAGAGCGAATTCAAGATACCATTCGTTCTTTTCCTTTGAGTGAATTACGTTGTAGGGTGGGTATGTGGAGCCAACTCTGTTGATTCCTGGTGTTGCAAGCATCTTATCAAATTCCTGACTAAGTGCTGCGAATGGGTCTGTATAGATTACCATTTATATCATCTCCTTTTAAGCGAGTTATTTTTGTACCCCCGATTGGCAGGTACATATTTATTATAGCAAAAAAGGACAGATTTTGCAACCTGTCCCTTAATGCTTATTAAGATTACTTCTTTGTAGTTGTTTTCTTAACTGGTGCTGTCTTTGTTGTTGTTGCAGTCTTAGGTGCTGGCTTCTTGGCAGCAGGTGCCTTGGTAACCTTTACATCCTTAAGAGCGTCTGCCACAACATCAGCAGATGGAACAATGCCAAATGCCTTGTCCTTTGGATTTACCGCTCTAGTAGCAACTGGTAGCAATGCAGCAACCAATGACCAAGCAAGGGTCTTTGGGTCTGTCACGCCAGCCAAGTACAGTGCGGCTACAGCGGATAGGATGCTACGCAAATATGATGCAAGCAGAGCCTTTAGTTGAGTTGTGCTCATTTTTGTTTCTCCTTTTTAATGCCTAGTTATTAGGCGTTTCGGTATTCTCTGGCAATACTGATTTAAGTTTATCATATGCCTCGGAAATTCTTTTTAGAACATCAGTATGGGCTGTTTCACCAAGTATTAATCCATACTTACTAAACCAATCCATTGCTAGTCCCATTGTATCATCAAATTCAGCAAGTGCTTTTTGAACTTCTTCAATATATTGAAAAGCCCAATCACGAGAATCTGAAACAAATTTTAAAAATCCATCAGTCTCTTTAAGTTTAATGTTTTCAATTTCTTGATATAGTTCTACAACTTTTCTTTCTAGCAATGCCTTGTCAGCCATAGCCTGAAGATATAGTTCTGATAACTGTTTAAAAAACATTCTAAGTTTAATAAACCTATAGGTCAGCACAAAAATTATTGTTACTAAAATACCTGCTACGATAGAATCTATCCAGTTCATTTAATTAATCTTCCAATGCATTTCTAACAATATAAACAATTGCACCTAGTTTTTCAAAAGCACTTTTTACATCTTTAATATATTGTGCAGCAAGTTGCTTTTCATCATCAAGCAGTGCATCAATATCTTTTGGGTCAATAACAATTGTCAGGAAGTTATCGCTATCCATGATAGTTACCCCAAAGTTTTTAGGTGGCACTATTGATTTAAAAGCAGTTGCCATTTCTATTGTATACATTTTATTCCTTATCTATTGTCAAGTCTGACCAAGTGTTTGCCCAGTCTTCTTTTGTTTTGTGTCTATTAAACTCTCTAGATATTTTTCCTTTATCTAGATAGATACCGCCCCAAACACCGTTTTGTTTAGTTGATACTGCATAAGCAAAACATTGTCTCATTACTGGACATGTAGAGCAAAACTCATCAACATCTTTTCTTAGTTCAACGTCTTCTTCGTATTTGTCAAAGAATAGGTTAGTTTCCCAGTCAATGCATTTTGCAGAGTTTCTCCAATTTTTATCATTTGACATTCTTCTTTACCAAACTAGCAGGAATATTCCAGCCATCAACATCAGCATCAAAGCGATTGGCAGTATACCACTCGTCATTAATGAACTTAGCATTTGGGTTCATCCAAGCCATAGCAGACTTTCTCAGTTCTACAACTGTCCAGCCATCCCACGATAGAAACTTATTGTTTTCTACAATTGTTTCCATTTTCTCTAGTGATTTAATTAACATAATCACCTTTCTCTCAGTAGCGATAAACGCCAACTTCAATATCTTTTGATTCAGCCAGGTCTACCAAGTCAGACACTGGCTCTTTTGGTTTACTAAAATAAGCAAAGTATTTAATATCGTGAATATTTTGCTTAATCCAACTTGGTGGAATCTTAATAAGTTTAATCTTAATACCACGAGCCTTTAGGCTACGTTCTGAAATGTTGACAAACTCCATGCCCATATTGTTAATGTTTAGTGGTCCAGAAGATGCAACAAGAATATCAGTATCTCCTTCGGGTAGCATAGACAACGCCACACCCATTGCTCTTAGGAACACATTGTAGTCATTGAAGTTCTTACTTCCCTGAATTCCTACTATCATTTTCATTTCCTTCTGTTAGTTTATCAACGATAAAAATCATCTTATCTAATTCTACCTTATTCATAGCCATTATGTCAACCTTTTTCTTAATTTCATTTTCAATAATTCCATTATGAATTGGTGCAACATAAAGACAACTATCTTCAATCCAATATGCAGAGTTATCATTTATAATAACTTTGACATGTTTACTATTAAAATGATTAATAGATTGTCTTTTAACTTGCAAATCTTTTGGTGGTGGGCTGTATGAGATTAACTCATTCTGTCTAGACTGACTAAAAAGAATACCTTTGAATACTGGATTATTCTTTGGATGTTTAATAAGTTTAACAACAATAAACATTGTTAACAAAGTAACTAAAGAGCCTAACAAATATTCCATACAATCACCTAAAACTATTATACTAAATTACTTTATCAAAAGCAAGCCAATTTTGTTTTGCTATATCCCAAGTAAAATTATTATTTATATCCTCTACTTGCTTTGTATAATCATATCCATTTTGTTTGATTGCTTTAATTGCCTTAGTTATTTCTTCTGCGTATCTCTCTGGTGTTAATTCTGAAGATGTAATCATTGTCCCATACCCCAAAGATGTTTCAGGTAATGCTCCCAAATTTGTATGCACAGAATAACATCCAGCAGACAAGGCCTCCATCTGAGTTAAACATGATGTTTCTGGATAAGTAGATGGATAAGCATGGATATGGGCATCTGCAAAAAATTTATAAACTGTTTTTCTTGGAGTCTGTCCATAAAAATTAACTCTATCATCATTCAGTAAAGCAGAATCAAATTGATTTGGTAAGTCTGGATAAAAGTTATTAAATATATTTAACTCAAAGTCTTCATCTATAAAAGGCAAAGAGTTCAATAGCATCTCTAAGCCACGGTCTTTATTAGAAGCATGAATAATTTTTACTCTATCAATGTTGTTAAATTTATTTAATGTTGGCTCAATAGTATTAATCGCATTTGGAATAACAATTATTTTATTTAAATCAAAGTCCAGTTCCCTTGCTATCTCTTTTTTAGCATATTCAGAAACAGAAACTATATATTTAATACTATTTTTAATTAATTTGTTTGTAAGTATTTGTTTTATTTTTGGATGAAATTGAGAAATTGTATTGTGTATCCATAAAATAGTTTCTATTCCGTCAGCACCCCATGTTGATAAATCTGGAAAAGGTCCTGGCAAAATAACACAATGATACTTTTGAATATTATTCATTTCTGGCAAGATTTTTTCAATAAAACCTTTAGCCATTGTTTCGGTTCCACCAAAGAACCCTTCATTATAACTAAATATTTTTTCAGTCATCGTTAAGTTTTTCTCTCTCATCAATTATTTGATAAGCAAATCGGTTCATTGCTTCCTGTGCCTTCTCATTATTCAGAATACCCTCGTAATGATGGGCACAGAAAAGCAAATCGCCTGTTGTTCCTATTGTTTGAACCAAAGCCTGAGCACCACAAGCATCACATCTATCTGCGGCTGTTAGTGTCCATCTGTTATTAATTTGTTCAACTAGGTTATTTGTCATTTGAGTAAAACCCTCCACCATTAAATTTAATTGCTCCTACTGAGTATACCTTATGCATTGCAATATTGCAAGCATCACAAAGTAATTCCTTGTCAGCATCTTCAAAAGGTCTTACCTCTTGTGCTGTTTTTTCACAACCTGGGCATTTAAAATTATAGGTGGGCATGATTTACTTTCCGTCTAGTTTAGCAAATAGGTCTGCTAGTTTGCTGATGTCAGCAGATACTAGGTCCTGCACTGTTCCATATGTGACATGGAGATGTGCCCCAGTACTTGCGGTACCGCTTGGCGTGTCCTTGCCACCACCTACTTCGCCAACCACTGTTACTCCTGCAACAACTTCATCGCCAACCTTTAGAGGTGATGGCTTTGCAAGGTGTGCGTAAAGAATGAAGTGCTTGTCATAGGTAGACTGAATAACAATGTTTCCAAGTACGTCTGTCCACTTGGTAACTAGAACATGTCCACCTGTGATTCCCTTAATTGGGCTGTGTGATGGAACTGACCAGTCAACACCACGATGTGGGTGTGTACGATATGAAGCCATGTTCTTAAAACCATCTCCACGCTTTGCCTTTGGGAATGGTTCTTTATAAATTGCAACTTTTTCTGTCATTATAATACTTCCTTTCAAGATGTATTCTATGATTTGTGTCATAGTATTTCTATTATACCATCGTTGTCCCTGCTGTAAGAATCGAACTTACCATGTCATAGACGGATGATTTACAGTCACCTTCTCCACCTTGGAGAATAACAGGGATTGGAGCCACCTAACAGATTTGAACTGTTGACCTCCAT